CCATCGTAAGTATTGATGGCAAGTTCTCCCAAGTTTATGGAACCCGTGGTAGGGACCTTACCGGGAACCGCACTACGTTTCAGTTCAATATTAACAGCCATATGTATGGATCCAGTTTAAACGGTATATACCTCTGATACTCTAGCTTATATAAGCCGCGTATAAATATCAGTTAGTATGTTCCTCCGTCAATTGCGTTTCCATTATATGAACCACTTGCTACACCAGGAGAATCAACTACATAGAATGAGCCGGAAGTAACTAAGGCAGGGTAAGCAGAATTTGTTTGTGTTATATCAAGAGAACCAGATACAGACAATACGTTTGATCCTGTATCATAACTTAAATTTGATCTTAATTGTTCTAACCTAATTAGTGCCATTTTTATTGGAATTTACCAGTAGCTGTAACCTCATCAGCTGGGATTAAGGTATAACCCATACTAGTAGTATTAAATACTAATGTTACATTTCCACCAGCCTCTACTATGGTTACATATGCAGAATCAACATTTACTCCATTTACAAAGAATGTAAAATTATCATTATTTGTTGGAGGTAATGATGATCCAACTGGTGGTTGAAGCAATGCTGCACCGCTAAATATAGCTATGTTTGGAGAAGTAACTACATCTGCTATTTTTGTTATATTTGTATTTAAATAATCTAAATCACCAGCATCAGCAGCAGATATATTGTAAGAGGCATTTGTTACATTTAATCCTCCACCTATAAATGAAGAGGCATCCATTGCATTAAATGGACTTGGTTCATTGGCAAATGTAACCTGGTCAATAGAGGTTTCATTAGTAGTAGCTATATTTCCTGTTCTAAGAGCATTACTATTAATTAATTGAGTATTAGATGTAATCACCTCTAAGTCAAATACTACTTGTGATTTGGTATAGAATTTATTACGAGCAGCAGCTAAGTCTTTATTTACTACATCAGGAATTAAATATCCGTTTAATTTAATATTAAATGTTGATTTAGCTGCTCTATCTGCTCCGTTTTCTACATTTACTGTAGTAGCGAAACTGTCAATAGATGCTTTAAATTTCCATCTGTTTGGATCACCCCAATATGAATCAGAGGCATACTCTATTGCCTCAACTATTTTATTGTTTTGCTCAATAAAGTTTGTAAATACAATACAGCTATATGTTATGGTAACATAGTCAGGTACTGCTGTTACATAAAATTGTTCAGAAGGTATTCTATTAGTTAAAACACTGAATTTATCGTATTGGTTTCTAGGATTATATTTTGATCCTACAACCTGATATAATGCAGCAAAGTTACCATCTAATTTATTACCTAATGATCTAACTTTTTCAATATTATCTCGTCTAATTACAATAATAGGGATAATGATTTGACCATTACCATCTCTATGAAATCCATCAGCTTGAATAGATTTCCAACGTTCAGGTGAGGCATATACTGTTTCTACAGTCATTTTATTACCATCCTGAATAACTGTAGGTTTAATAACATTATTAAAATAATACATTACAGCCTCGTCAATATCTTGTAAACCAACACTAATTACCTTTACATCATCTTTTTTCATAGAGAGGTCTTCACCTCTATTTCTAGAAAATACAGTTTCACTTATTGGTCTACCTTCATTTTTTATAAAAGGTACACCAATAGCTTCCTGAGTGATTTCAGATTGGTTTTTTGGTATTGGTTTGCGTAGGCGAGCCATTATTTATTTTTCTGTTGTAACTCAATCATTTTGTCTAAAGCAAATATTAATTGAGATAATTTACCCATTGTTTTATCAGCCTCAGCTGCTACTTTAGCAATATCTTCGTTTGCTGAGAATTTAAATGGTTTTAGCTCATTTCTCTTTTTAATGAGGTCAATACGCATTTCTTTAAACTTAGGTAAATATGTTACAGAAGTAGTTATTTTTCCTGTTTCAGGATCTACCTCTGGTTTGCTCATAGCAAATCCTTTTTGAATTAGCTCTTCACTGCCATCATTTTTAGGAGGCATTTCAACGTATACTTCTTTTAGTAATTGTTCTAGCTTAATCATTGTATTAATATTTACCTTTTGCTTGTATTGTTTGATATCTTACTATAAATTGACGTAATCCAGGAATTTTACCACTTACCATAGCTTTCTTCTTAATTTCATCTATCGCCTCTTTCGGTTCGCCTCCTGCTAAAAATTTTAAATGTAGCATTTCATAGTCAAATTGTTCTGTTGATCTACTTTGTAAAAAGTCATTTTGCTCAACAGTAACAACTACAACGTTTTCAATTGCTCTGATTTGATTATATACCTCTACCTTGTTAATATCTTTATCTGTTTTGATTAAGATGTCTACAAGGTATAAGGTTAAACCTTCAAGTAATATGTTAGATATTTTCATCACTGATAGTAAGGTATAATGTTAAGTTTTGTTATTCTTGTTAAGTAACATGTTAAACCATATAATATTATTTCTCCAGCATTTCCACTACCAACATTGTTTTGTGCCCCACCTGCTCCTGGTATTGTAATTATACTAGTGTTTAACACTTTTACTTCATAATATCTTTCTTGGTCAGTTAATATATCTCCTACCTCAGGTAAAAAATTAAGAGATTGTGCTGTATCTCTAATAATTTTAACTGTTAGTGTTTGAGATACCTCAACACCAAATTCATCTTCTAGGTTGTCATAGTCTCCTCTTTCAATTAAGCATGGCACCTGACGTGGAGGATAATACCATTTTTCTAATGATTCACCATACATGTTTGTTATTGATTGTTCAAGATTAATCTTGAAATAGCCAACACTCATGTTGGTATAACCAATCATACCTGTTAAAATACCTCCAATTTCTCCTCCTCCACCACCACTTCCTCCACCTACACCACTTCCTGTTGGAGGGATATCTGGTAGAACTGGTGGATCAAATGTTGGAGGGTTGTCATTTACTACTCCACCACCACCTATTACAATAATACCTGTTGGAGGCCAAGGCATAGTTACATTATATAAATTGTCATAGGAATGTTTTGCATTGTATCACGAGTAAATTGAGCCTCTTGTTGTTTACGCTCTAATTGTCCTCTACGTGATACCTCGTTTAACATTTCCTTTAACTCTGTTAATAAATTTTCTTTTTCAGTTCTAGCATCATTAATCAACTCACTTCCTTGAAGTGGTCCTACACCCTGGATATTCAAGTTTGAATATTGAATACGAATATGGGCTTCAATTTCACGACATAATGCTAAAGTATATTTAAATATCCAAGTTCTACCAACAGCATTGATATTAGAATAAGTAGGGTTCCTATAAGGAACATTCATTACATCTGTTACAACGTTTGGTTTAGTATTACTAACTGGATTGAATTTATCACTTACTTTTGCATATTCAAAATATAATGTTCTATCTATATTAGGAATAGGGAATATTCTCAATTGATTATTTCTAATTTCAAATGAAAAATCAGCTCTTCTGATTTGGTCGTTTAATTCAATTGCTTGGATTCTTTGAACATCAAAATTAATTGGCATTAACAAGAAGTTAATACCAGGAGAGAATTGACCAAATCCAAATGATTCAAGTAATGATTGAATACCAGTACCTGTACCAGCATATGGATCAAAATAACGAGCAATAGCTGGAGGGGCTTGATAAAATATTCTTTTAATTTCTATACTATCACCATTGCTTAATGAAGCAGAGGCAGCAGCCCAAGCATTTAAATCATAATCTTGTACTCCAGCAGTCATATCTAAAGCACCAGTATACCAAGTAACATATCCACCAACACCTGCCTCAGCACCGTAGTTTTGAGCAATAGTAGTAGTAATAGTAGATAAATTACCATTAATTAACTTATTATTTAAAGCAGGATTAATATTAGATTGAATGTATACTGTTGGAATTGGTTGTTGAACAGATGCTGAAAGGAAAAACTGTGATCCACCAGCTATAACATTAGTTGTAGTGTAGAAATATATATGAGAATTTCCTTCAGGAACAATAGGAATACTAGCTGAAGATGTTGTAGCTGCACCTATTTTATTAAACTGATTATATACAAATGAACTTAGATTATAAGTTGTACCTGTAGTTCCACCATTATAACTAACATAGTTATCAGCTAAGTTAAATGATTTGATTAAATCTGTATTAGGAGCAATGTAGTTAGCTACTGATGAAGATATAGCCCATACCTCACCATCTACTACAGATTGTGAATAGGCAGGATCAAAATCTAATTCAGCCCATGTTGCTAAACGAGCAGCAGACCAAGTTACAGGCGATCCAACATCATTACTATTAACATATGAAATTAAATTATTAAAAAATGGTAATGTATCTGATCCTTCTAAATTAATGTAATTGTCTCTAACCTTAAATTGGTAAACCATGTTACCATAAGTGGTAACAGCCTCTTCAAATGCAGCGTATACTGTTAAATCTGTAATGTTTAATGTAGCGGCACTGGCTTTAAAATTCCCAGTTGAGAAATTATACTGAGGGCCAGTAACACCTAAGCGTTGCGCTACGAAACGAGCAACACTTAAAGCATCAGTGGTAAATTCCGGGTCATTTGTGTAATATTCAAACGGAGTATTACCTTTTACTGGTGATAATTTGTTTGGGTTGCCGTTATATTGATCGTATAAATCTCTGAGATTAATAGCCATTTACAAGTAGTATTTAACACGTATAAATATTACTACTTTCCATATTCATACTCAAGTATTTTACCTACTAGATCAGAACGGTGGTTTTCTTTCAATTTAATCCACTTAATCTCCTCGATTTTTTTGGATAATTCGATTGCGTAAGAGAGCCCGTTTATTTCGCCTGTTTTGGAGTTGATATCGGTTTGTTCATTATCGCCGTTGATAACGATCTTACCAGTTTTACCGAGGCGAGTCAATATGGCTAACATTTCACCTTTAGTTAGGTTTTGCGCCTCCTCAACGATTAATATATCATCGATAGTTTTACCCCTGATGAATTGAACTGGTAGTGCTTTAACTTTACCATCCTCAATTAATCCAGGTACTTCGTTTTTATTAGTACAGCATTTATTAAGGTTTTCAATAAGCGCCTCCATGTATGGGTCAAACTTATCGTTTAAAGCACCAGGCAGAAATCCTAATGATTTACCAACTTCAACAGCAGCACGTGTGTTGTAAATACAGTTGATTTGTTTTTTCTTAAGGAAGTCTAGTGCTGCTTGAGCACATACTAGTGATTTACCTGAACCTGCTCTACCTGTAATAATTACTACTTGATTTTCTACGATTAATCGTTTTGCTTCTTTTTGTTCTTCATTTAACTGAAGGGCATTAATAGATTTAATGTCGTTTTTTCGTTCACGATTCGGTTCCTTCATGCAATAACATTTGTTATAAATATCAACAAAAAACCCGAGCTTATCGCTCGGGCCTTTTAGTTTATTTTTTAATAAACTTAGAAACTAAATTTTTGATGTGTGGACCTGCCACTACACCAACTACTACTCCTAGCAAAAAATGCCAGTGTAATACAAATGCTAGTTGTTCCATGTTTTAAATGGGGTTTTGGTTAACAATACAAAACTAGCGCATTGGTTGGTACCGTGTATACATATGCAAGAAGGGCCCAAGCTTGCGCTTGAGCCCTAATTGTTTGTAGCCTTACGGGGCTAACTTATGTGTATATAAATTAGAGGGTATTTAAACCGCTAACATATACTTTACCGTAGTAGTCAGGACGGATCATCTTCTTAGCGTAACGAGTCATCAATCCTTTACGTGGAGTGAAGGTTGATGGATCATAAAGAAGTGGAGTCATGATTAATGGTACATATGGAGCAAATACAGCACCACACTCAAGGAACTGAGCACCTTTGTAACCCATTAAGATTACGTTCTCAGTCATGTATGGGTTAACATACACCTTGTAACGGCTAGTGATAGAACCAACCTTCTGGATACCGAAGTTGAATTCCATTTTCTCACCATCACCATCAGAAGCAAATCCTGGGATAGACTCAAGGATTGTAGCTACAGTTGGAGAAGTTACGAGGAAGTTAGCACCACCACGTAATGTTAACTGATGGATTTTGTTAGAAACTTTTTGTAATTTAGTACCTAAAGTTTGGAACCATCCACCCTGAGTGTTGTAATAACCTTGAGACAAGGTAGTGAAGGCAGTAGCACCACTGTTGATAACAGTGTTGTTAACAGCACTCCAGTAATCAACTGTGAAAGCGTTCTCGATCAACATATCTAAGATTTCGAGGTCGATTTCCATAGAGAT